AAACGGTTCTTTATCTGGACTACTTGGAATTAAAGTATAACTTGTTTCAGTACCTTGACCATTACGCTTTAACTTCCATGTAAGATTTGAGATGCTGCCAGTTTCAAGCGCATACTCACGAATTGTATTAAATGATGATTGCTTGCTTACACCCATAGCCCAAATTGCGGTATATGGTTTTTCAATGCCGTCATCAACCAAAACATTGCAATAAAAACGAAGACGTGCTCTCCAGCCAGCCTTTGGATCTTTGCGATGCATTTCTTCTGCCCAATCACGACCCTCTGATTCAATTGTGTCAAGAGCGCGACGCTTGTAATCTTTTGGATTAGTGTGCTCTTTAACTACTAAAGCAAGACCACGACTTGAATTATAATTTGCAGAGTCTTCGTCTAATTCTTCAACAAAACGAATTTTTGCTGATTGTCCGTCTGCTAACTTAAGCCAACGAACTTTGCTTCCTTCATATTTTGGTTTATCAACTAAAGCATTGATATTTTTTAACCCTTTTACTATTGTCATATTTCTCCTTATTTTTTATTCTAGCATAGCGAGTATTGAATTGTCAAACTTATAATTTAGTTTTTTGATTTCTTCATCGCTCATTTCGCCTATATCTTTATATTTTTTGTCAATGTTTATGACAGCGACTTTAGACCCTATTTTACCTAAAATACGATCTACCATTGTTGCCCCTGCTTCATCATTGTCTGCTACTAGTATAACATCATTGAAATACTTTTCTAATAGATTCATTTGAACAGATGAAACATTAGCCCCTAGCGTAGCCACAGCGGGAAATCCTACCTGATCTAATCTAATTGCATCAAAAGAAGACTCTACCACATAAACAAACTTAGAGGATCGAACCCTATGCAAATTAAATAATATTTTTGATTTTTGAAGTCCTGGTGTATTTTTAAAATTTTTACCATCAATAGATCTACCCACAAAACCAATAGTCATGCCATCTGGAGATTGAACTGGAATAGTTACATAGTTTTGTTTTTTAGAATATCCTAGAACAAATTTTTTGACAGACTCTTCTGTTATTCTGCGACTATAAAAATAATTCATTGCCTTAGGAGATTCTATTGCTTGATTGTTTAATCTTTTAATTAATATCTCATCATATTGAACAAATTCAGGAACGACGTGTAATTTTTTGTTTACCAATTTTTCTATATCTGTTTCTTTGTCTTTTTGTTTAATGTATCTAGCAGATTCAAAATATGTTTTATTAGAAACTGACATTACAAATTCTGTTAAATTTTTACTAGTTTGACATCCAAAACAATAAAACAAACCTTTTTCTTTAGAAATAGTTCCTGCTGGAGTGCGAAAATTATTGTGAAATGGACAAAATATCATAAAGTTGCTTTCAGTTTGAGAAACAATATCTATGCCTACTCCAGTTAGAATGCGTTCTATTTGCTCTTGATTATATATTTCTTTATACATTTTTTATCTCAAAATCTTTATATCTATAATAACCTTTGTCAAAATCTACCTGAACTAAAAAGTCTCCCATAAAACCATTTCTGTTTTTTCTAAATGCACACTCAATAGTATCACTATTAGATGAACGACCAAGCGCCAATACCCAATCTGCATCATAAGCAATTTGTCTTGACCAAGCAGTCTGACCCAAAGTTGGCACGGTACTTAAATTAGTAACATCATCAGGAGTAGCAGATGAAATAGCAATAATAGGAATCTCCTCACTTATAGACATAAGTTTAAGTTCACGAGATAGATTTTTCATCCGTACCGTTTCGTTATCAGATTTTTGGTTTGGTGACATAAGTTGTAAATAATCTACAACAACAAAATCTGGCCTATACTGATCCACTTTGCCACGAATTACAGAAGGGTTTATTTCTCCTCCACTGTCATTAGAAACAATATGAAATGGTGGTTTGTTTTTAATTTTATCTTCATGCCATTTTTTTAACATATCTATTTCTATTTCACCATTACTAAGTTTACGATGAGACCACAAGCCCTCGCCCATAATGGCATAAACACGATTACGAACTTCAACTTCTGACATTTCAAGGCTCACAATAAGTGGCGTTTTGCCTTGTTTCCATGCCTGAACTGCAAAATATAAAGAAAGCCAAGATTTACCAATTCCTGGATAAGCAAGAAAAACACCAAGTTGTCCTGGCATAATTCCAGAAGGCAGGTAGTTATCAAATCCTGGCAAACCTGTTTTTATTCCCACTTTGCCTAATTTTTGTTCTTTACGAAGATTTTCAAAGTATGCAACTGCAGAGTCTATATCTGTTGCATCAATATCACGAATAGCAGAAGTGTTCTTTTTTAATTCTGCCGTTCTTGTTATTAGTTCATTTAGTGCTGCAGTCCCGTTGCCCATTTGAACTTCAGATGCTGCAGATCTTAAAATATCTTTTATTGTTTCATTTAAATATTCTACCTGCAATTCTTCTAAATGATGTTTTGTGCTGCCAACATTATCTTCTAAAATAAAATCTCTAAACTTTTCAACTACTACTGTAACTGGCGGAGTTGATCCATTTATTTCTGAATATTTACGAATAAATTGCCAAATGTCATTATGTGTACGCATAATATTTTCAACATTAGCCTGTAACAAAACATGCACTTGTTTGTCTTTAAGAACTGCTGAAATAAGTCTAGACTCTACATTAATCATTTAACCACTTTTTTGCCATTGCTCTGCGTTCTGCTCTTTCTTCATCATCTTTAATTTTATCTAATTTTGCTTGTAATATTTTTTCTGCATTGTACGCAAAGTAACTCCAAGAAGGAGCAAGAGCGACGTTAAAATAATAATCCAATAAATCATAACAAACTCCAATTCCATAAGATTCAATCAAAGCATCTGCTGCCCATTGTTCGGCATTAAGGTTTATTACAGACTTGACTTCGTATTTTTGTAAATATAATTTGTTATATCTACTTAGCAAAGCCATTCGGTCTTTGCGTTCTGCCATGTTATTGCGCTGCCAACTCTGACTTTGCCTCTTTTACCTTTTCTACAAGTTGAACTTCGACTAATTTATATATACGATCTTGCGCCTGTATAATATCTTCGCCTTGGCGAACATGATCTGTAATACCTAAATCAACCCTTAAAGATTCAAAATTACCAAGATTTAATGTATATCCAAGTGTTGCTGATACTTTTGCTGCTTCTGTTTCCACTATTCCCCCCAAAGGACTAGATTTTTTCTGACCAGACTGGAATAAATCTTCCGTCTTCTGTTCTGGTATATGTAAGTATACCATCACCAATTCTGCGTGTCAATTCTTGACTAGTAGGCGTAATTCCATTTGTAATTAATTTATCTCTTCTAGGCCTACCTAAATGATAACTTGCAAGTATATCACGAATTTCTTTTACTTGCGATTCAGAATAATATGCCCTAATTTGAAATCCTCTTTTTCCATTTTCTTGTGCCCCAAGTGGCGGTGGAATGACTCCTCGTTTTATTAAACTTGGCATATATTTTCTGTGTCTATTGACAAGTTGAGCAGTTTCTGATACAGTAAATGCCCTTTGTCTATTTTTTCTAAAATCAGATCTTAAACAAGTTTCTAATCTATTTTTTGTAATATTAAACACAGTTACCATTCCAGTTGACCTAGAACTATGATAAAATCTTACAAGATCATTATTAAGAAACCAAATTTTTTTATTACCCCTAATTACAGGCTTGTTATTATAACCTTGGACCTCAATTTTTCTTGGTTCATAAGCCATGTGCCCTCCTTACTACTTGACGGGGGATGAAAAAATTTTCTGTATCCACAAATTAAACAATATGTCTCTAAATGTATTTGACTAGAATATTGTCTATCAATAAACATTCTGCCATTGCATTTATTGCAATAAAGAAACAAAAAATTTACCCCTTAGTTTGAAATACCAATAGCAATAATATTAACGTTTAAAGAAAGATCTCCTGATGCTCCAAATCTTACAACACCTTCTACCCTTGATACTGTAATAGATTTTAAAATAACCGTAACATTTTGTCCAGCAGGAGTATTGCCAATATTTACTGCAGTTGCTGTAACAATTGGTGGAAACTTAAAGTCTGATTTAAAATTATATTCAAAAGTTTTTTCGTTTCCTGCGCTTACTGTAGAATTATTTGCTACTTCTCTAAAACCACCAACAATTTGCAACTCAGAAGTTTTTAAGGTTTGTTGTGCAGCGCTTACGGTATCAATAGTACTATTTTTATAGGTAGCAGAAGATACTTGAGTAGATAAATCATTAATTGTATTAGCCAAGTCATAAATGTAAGTAACATCTAATGGTTGACCTCGTTCTGGTAAAGGTATTTTAGCCATTTTTCTCCTTTATTTAATTATATCAGTTATAGTGATGTTATGTTAGATTCAAAAATAGTGAGTGTTGCATTTCTTTCTTTAACTGCCCCAGCAATTTGAACTGCAACTCTAACATTACTTGTTGCTGCGCCTTTTAAAAATAAATATGAATGAACTGAAGTTGTACCGTGGTAAGAGTATGATCCCCCATCAAACTTAGTAAATACATCATATGAAGGCCTGCCCTCTTCATCTCCCCAAATTGCTGTTATTGCTGATCCATTAACAACAACAGTTCCGCTTACAGATACTGGAGTTATTGAATCAATAACAAACACTGGCGACCAATGCGATACTCTGTTTTTATCTTCTGAAATTATTCTAAATCTAGCAGAATAAACATTGTCAGATTCTACTGGCGGAAGTTCGTTTTTTGGAATTCTTAATATCCTATTAGTCATTATGAAACACCTATTGAAAATCTAAATTCTACATAGTTATTTGTATTTGGTGATTTAATTACCGTTTCTGCATCTGTATTTTTAACTACAGTATACCCAGTTAATCCATATAAAGGATTAATTGTAGATGTATTTTCTAATCTTAAAGCGTCTAAAGCAACATAATAATCGTCTGATGGAGTTGAACTAACTTCTACTGATGAGTATATTCTTATAATATTTACTGTATCCCAAGTAAAACTATTTGTTTTTACCAATTCTTGAATTTCTTTAGAAACTACATAATATCTATTTGTTGCAAAATTAAAATCTTCAACACCATCTTCTGCTTCTAAAACAAATCTAGCGTATTGACTGTCTGGTGCAGAAAATTCAATTAAAATTTTAACTTTGTCTGGAGATACACCAGAATCTCCATCTTTATTTATTAAAGAAAAAGCAAGCCTTAGTTCATCTGTTGGAGAGTTTCTTGTAAAATCAGCAGCAGTTCCAATTCCAGTTAAGCCAATATAGTCTGATCCAGCCTGCACTGCAAAACCAGAGGTTGCAGATGTTTGTAGTTCTGAAGTATCTCCTTGAACTACTATAATATTATTAAAGAAACGACACCTTTCATATATTTCATCTCTACCCGCTTTAAAAAATATAGCATTATCTGCATTTGTTTGAAATACAGAATCTTCAACTGCAATAACATTATCATCGTTTGGATCGTCTAGTGGCTCTGATACTGAATCAATTGCAACTGCAGAAGTGCCAGAATAATATTGCCAGCCTTCATTTGCCGTAAAAGCAAAAATTGTTTTACTATCATATGCTCCTGCGGAAGGGTTTGTTCCAGCAGAATATATTCCAATTTCAGAAATTTCATATCTTTCTTCTGTTGGTAATTCTGCAGTAAGTACTAGTTTGGTTACATCACTTTCTGTTACAAAGCCTCTAGAAGAAATAGGAACACGAAACATTTCAAAATCAAGATTTTCTTTCCCTGAGTAGTCTCCATATGCATCTCCTGTTTCTAAAGGCTGTGGACCGCATCCTATGGCTATATAAGAGGCATAGGCAGGGGCCTGACCAAGCAGGTATTTGCCAATAATATTCTTACCAGTATTAGTTATCATGATTAATTAAACTCCGCTTCATATATTGTACCACTTTGACTGATTTCAACTTCTAATTGTTGATCTGTCTCTAAATTTGCAAGTTCTATTATTAAGTCTCCTGTTTCTGTATCTATATATACATATTCTCCAGAAGGGCCACTTCCGTTTCCTTCGTTTAAAACATAATTTTCTAATTTAATTGGAAAATTTATGAAATATTTATCAGAAGTATCTTGAAGACTAAGAATATTATTTGGATTGTATTGTTGTTGAATAGATGTAAGATTTTTTATTGGTTGATAAGAAATAGTTTGTCCGTTAACAGTATCATTACGTGCAACATTTATTAATTCTTGACCTCCAATATCTTCAAAAATTAAATCTGTCATAAAGTCTGTACTAATTTCATCTTGATCAATTAAAATTGTGTCTATTGGAGCAGTTTTAACTGGTGGTTTTATTTCTACTGGTGTTGTTTGTGGCAAAACGGTTGGCGTTGCCGAAGGAGTACTGACTCCAATTTCATCATCACCGCTATCAACATTAACATTGTTATTTTTTTGAGAAAATAAAGATCCCTGTCCTGCCGCTATTGATTTTTTATTTAAAATTGCAAGCATTGCATTTGTATTAGTAGTTCCATCAGGAAGTGTTACTGATTTTCTTTCATTGGCAGTTAGTTGTTGATAGGCAGGAACATCATTAAAATATCCCTGTGCATTAACACCGCCTCTACGTTCTACTTCTGCTGCACCAACTATTGAAATTGCCTCCGCTGTCTTTGCTGCATCTATTGCAGTGCTGACAACATCGTCTGCTTCTTTTGCTAGATTTCTACCTAATTCTCTTGCCCAGTTTTGACTATCGGTACCCACATTACACCTCCACTAAATATGCTGTCATATTTGGTCCTGAAGTATTTCTAGAATATTCAATATTATACACAACAAATCTTGTATCATCTGCAGTAACCAAATCAAGATTGTCTTTGTCTTTATAGTCTACTGTAACCAAATCTCCTATTTGTAAAGTTGGAATAGCAAATAAATTAACTCCTATTGTTTTTTTAGGATCTTTTGTTTTACTGATAATCCAACCCAATAAATCTTCTGCATCATCTTGAGTTTGTATATATGGACTTTCTAATGAAAATTCATTTTTGCCATATATTAATCTGCTTAATTTTATTTCATCATATCTTGCTTGTTCTACTAAAGCAGATGTTGTTATTGAGTTACCTTCAAATTCAGGGTCTGACAAATTGCTTTTCTTTTTAAAATATTCATCTACAGTTAATTCATGAGTTGTATCTTGTGTAAAAGTAACTCCTAATATTCTTAAATAATTTCCGCTAGTACTATCTAGATTTAAGAAAGTATCTGTGATGTTAAATACTAAAAATTCTGCTCCATAAGAATTTGCTCTAAATCCAGAAACGGTGTATCCTTTTAGTCTATTAAATGTTGGTGCTATTTTAGCATAAAGAGCGGGGTATGCACGATCATATCTAACATCAAAATAAGCACATTCACGCATAATAGTTCCAAATTCTTCAAAATATAAAAGATATTTAGGAGGCTCCTGTGCTCCAATATTAGACAAATGTGTAGCCTGAATCATTCCGCTAGTTCCGTATTTTCTAAAAGATTCTGTGTCATCAACTCTAACGTCTGAGTAAGAAGAAAATAATGTTTCTCCTGTTGCCATAGTAGTATTTTGAGATACATTATTGCCTAAAGCAAAAATATTTTCAAACATGCATCTAGAAGAGCCACGAACAAATACGGCCATATTGTTATAAATTGGCAGCGGATCTTTATCATCTATTACTTTTATAAGTTTATTATTAATGTATAAATAAAATCTACGAGTGCTTCCTATGTCTTGGTATTCTACTGACAAATCATATACAGTTGGATTTTCTTCTGCAGTTTGTCTGTGTTGACCAGTAAATCTACCATCATCAACCAAAATATTTGTTAAGCCTCCATAAATTTTAATAGGAATTGCATTATTGTTTGAAGAGTCTTTTTTTACTTTATAAAAAACAACGTTATTAATTGAAATTTCTGTTTCATTAGTTTTGCTATTACGTCTTAAATATTGTTCAATATTATTTTCTGTTAAAGCAACAATTTCAAAATAATATCCGTTATTAGTTTCTGGATTTAGCAAAATTGCAATTCCTCCAGAACCGCCACCAATATTAGGATTTTGATTAGTTGCAACTCCAGAAACTGTATAATATGATGTGCTTCCAACTGGAGTTTGAGAACGAACTTCGCTGTTTTCAGTTTTTCCTACAATTCTCATTCTTGTACCAAAATGTTTAAATGGTTGATTTAAGGGTTTGTATACATAAGAAATAAAATTTCTTGCAATTTCTGTAGTTTTAAAAGATGGACCATTCATTACAAGTGCAGAAGATTGTATTGTTCCCGCTTGCGTTGACTTTAAATTACTTACTTGCGTTTCTGTTAAATAATTTGTTGCTAAAAAGTTTTTAATAATACCATTTCTGGTAGTTTGTTTAGCCAAAATGTTATTTATTCCCGCAGCACCAGTTGTTGTTGCTGGAGCATTAATATCTGAATCCAATGCGGTTGTAAATAAATATTCACTTTGCATATCGCAACCGCGAACATTATCCTCATTTGTCCAGTAACTGTTAATGCCAGCAGTATGTTCAGCAATTGTAGTTCCAAATTGTGCACGACCATGTTGATATACCGCTCCAGATTTCATTCTTGTATTTCCGTCTATGGTTTCATAAAAAGGAAGAGAATATATTCTAACTAAACCAGTTGGATATATTTTTCCATTAAACGGAAGAGATGAAAAATATCTCTGATATTCTTGATTATTACTTATATAAACATTTCCAGTTCCTGTTATATTAAATTCAACTGCGTCATATCTTATAATTTCTGCATTGGAATATAAGTATCCTTGATATCTATATAGCCAATATGCATTTTCTCCTACGTCTATTACGTTGTTTATAACTGCTCCATTAGAAACTGTTGGAAGTACGGCTGGAAGATTTGAATTAATTGGAAATACTGCTAGTCCATAACTGCTTGATTTTTGTACTGCATTATTTACAGTTTTAGTTGCTTCTGTTCCAGATATTTCCCATAAAAGAGATGGTAAATATTTCCATGTTTTTTCTGAATCTAATCTTGTTGCTTGATTTTTTATGCCATAAGTTCTTTGTATATATCTTGTTGTATAGTTTATTTTCCCATCATTATAAACTTTTTTATCTTGAGAAGCAATTGATAAAATATTAGGAAGATTTCCAGAAGAAAAATTTTTAACAACTCCTTCATTGCTTTGATTATTAGATCCAGACAAAACAAAATTAGTGTCTCTATCAGTACTAGAAGGCAATAAATAATTTTTGCTCATTACAACAAAATTATTATATTCATCAAAAAACATTGCGCTTTGTGTTGCAATTGCAAGTTGTGTTAATACTTCAGCAACGTTTTGATCAGGAGCAACAAAAAAATATGGAATTATTGGATCTGATTCATTATCAATTCTTCTAAAGACATAATTAGAAAAACCAATATAATCCAACATTGTGGCAATTGCTACACTTAAAGATGCTTGCGTTATTAACAAATATGGTGCTGGCATTGATTCTAAGAAAAAATAAAAATCTCTTAAGTCTAAAGATACTGTTGCTCCAGTAATATCTGCTTGTGGAAAACCTTCAGAATATAAACTTTTAATAGGTATAAAATAATCAAATCCATCTACGTTTATAATTTTTTCATAAAAATTAAATTTAATATTTTTTCTTAAATAATCTGAAACTATACTATTTTCATTATTATCATTAAACGCTTGATCATCATCAAAAATTGTTAAGTTTCCATTTGAAGCAAGAAGACTTCCTACTGGAAGAGAGTTATTTCCAAGATCAGATAACAATTTTGTTATTTTATAATCAATTACTTTATTAGATATATCAACAACTAATCTTGGAGACATTTCAATTAAATCAAATGTAGAATCAAATTTATTCATTACTTCTACAACTATTCGTATTCCTTTAATATATTGAAATTCTCTATATTTTTCAACACTAACTCCATCAATGCTATCTGTAAAAGATTGTGGAGATGTTAAATCAGTAACAAAACTAGTTTGATTGTTAATTGTTTCAGATCCTAAAGACCAGCCATATTCAGCATTAAACTCTTCATATTCTGTGCCAGTCCAAATATAAAATGTACCAACCTCTCCATCATTTTCAACTACTAAATAAGCATATCCTTCTACATTTGTTTCTGGAAGCAGGGTATCTGAAGAAAGTTGTTCTGCAAAAATAAATATATCTTTATAGGCATCTGGAATAATCAAACCATATTCTATTTCTACATATCCATCTGAGCCTATAATAGGGGTATTGTCTTCATCATCTCTAGTATCAAATTCGTTTATTACGTATAGATTTGTCCAGTTGTTTTCTATTAATCCCTGAATTTTCCAGCGCGAAGGTGTAGTTTTATTGGCGGTACCAAATAAAGGATCATCAATACTTCCAGTGCTAGTAATAAAAGGACCAAGATCAACATCTCCAACATTTGTTTGCATTTTGATAACAATTCGATTTGCTGGTATGGCTTCTTTATAAACAACAAAAGGAGCAGCATCATCAATAAAATTTAAACCATTAGATATTTTTTTGGCTATTCCGTACTCATTTCCACCTTCGGTTCTATAAGATGTAAAATATTTAAATTGATCATTTTTGGAAGGCATGTAGTATCTTGGTCTTTGTGCTAGGCTAACTCCTGAATTTGCAAGTTTTCTACCAGCAACATAAAACGCCTTATTAATACCAGACCTTGGTCTAAATGGTTTTAAGCAATCTTCTAAAGAATAAATCATTTTCATTTTATCTTTAGTTAAAGTAAATTCTTTTACTGTATCATCATCTTCAAATCCACCATCAATTAATACATCTGAGTCTGTAGCGCCAGTATAATAATTTCCTGCATCTAACTGATCGAAAGTAGATGGTAGTGTGCTATAAATAGATTCAGTTGTAATTGGACGATACCTATAATTACCAATTTTAAAAATATTATCTGGCATATTCATATTCCATTCAGCCAGAATTAGGGATTGTGTGTTTATTGTTGCAGATGTTTCAAGATGAGTTTTTAAATCTTCGCTTTCAAACATCTTATACCTCTTCTAAGGTTACAGATATATTCCACATGTCAAAATTATCGCCACCACGTTTTACGACAGAGTAATTAAAATCAACAAAATATACTTCTACAATTTGATTATATTGTGCTAGGTGTCCAAAAGAATCATCTATTATTTCTTCATCTGTTTTAAAATTAGCATAGTTGTCGTATGCTAAATACATCCAGAATGGACCTGTATGACTGTTATACCAGTCTAATATTGCTACCCCGCCAGCGCCACCATCTGCAGTAAATTCTTGAGATGTTACATTTTTATATGGAGATGCGCCAGTTGCATCATCAAAATCTGCTACTTGATAATATGCTCTTGAAGGAAGTAAATTCCATGAAAAATTAATTTGTAATTTATCTGCAATATGATATGAACGCATACGGCCATTTATTGTGCGCTGACGCTGTTCTATTCTTTGCGGGGTAAAAGAAAGTTCACTTCTATTATGATCAGATAAAATAATAAATTGATTTAATAAATCTGGATCTGTTTCTTCTGTATCTGCGCCCACTTCTTGTCCATTGGGAATATAGATCCCATCTGTTAAGGTTCCAGAATTATTAGACCATAAAATTCCTTGAGGTCTTTGATATCTTTTTCTACCAGTTAAATAGGCTGAGGTTGTCATGATACTCTCTGCCCCCTAACCCTTTGTGAATCTAGGTATTTAATTTCATTCATTACAGTTTTTGCTATTTGATTTGCTGAAACGTTTGTTCCGCCAACACTAATGCCAACACTATAATTATACACGTCAGTTGAGTTGTCTTTAATTGATATGTTTCTTGATGATCCTTTGCCTGTTCCGTAAGAAGGCCTTATCATTGATGGATATTTAGATTCATTGAGCATTGACAATAGTGGACCAAATTGTTGTGCTGCCCTTCTATTCATTACAAATTCTCCAGGGGTAAGCATGGCAGGTACTGAATCAGACCCCATCCTTCCACCAACAGCAAAATACTCAGGAACCATTCCACCTATGTTCATAGGCTTTATAAGTCCACCATACATTTTTTTTGTTTTTGGTTGTACAAAAGGATTGCCTGCTCCATAAGTAAAATTGCTTTTTGGAGCAACTTTTGGTTGTACAAAAGGATTGCCTGCTCCATAAGTAAAATTGCTTCCTGGCTTTGTTTTATCATTTTTACTTGAGCCACCCTTATCACTACCTCCTGAGCCACCCGCACCACTACCTCCTGAGCCACCCGCACCACTACTTTCTGAGTCATCCGCACCACTGGCCATCCCTTTTTTAATAGTTCTAATAACATGAATTGTTTCTACTGTTGTATTTAAACTAAGAATCGCTTTTAAAAGTTTGTCTGCTGTCTTTCTTGCTGCATCAACTTTGGTTTCATAATCTATCATGTTAACTTTTGCTATATCATCTGCAACTTTTTTGTCAGCAAAAAATTGTTTTTGTTGATTAATAAATGCCAAATCTGCATTTTTTTGATCATTTATTTTTTGTAAATTATTTTGTGCAGCAATTAAACTATCTTGTGCTACTTGCAATTTTCCTTTTTGAATAGAGTAAATTTGATCTTCTAATAAACGAATTGCTGAAGAGGCAGCATTTTTTTGTTGTTCTAAGTTAAAAATTTGTTGTTCAATTGCTAATTGTCTTTGACTAATTTGATCTTTAGTCATTCCTCCAGCAGTAAGCCCAGCAATTGCCTGTCCACGAGAAGCCTCAATTCCTGCTTTTTGTTTTTCTAATTGAGATGCGGCTGCCTGTGCTCTTGCATCTTGAACCGCCTGCGCTGCTGCTGCAACGTCTCCAGATGTTAAGGCGGTAGCAATATTTAATCTTGATTTTTCTTGATTGGCTATTTCTTGATTAATAGAAGATATTTTTTCAAGGGCATTAATTTGAGTATCATACTTTTTATTAATTTCATCTGTTGCAGTATCAATTAATTTTAGATTGTTAGAAAGTATTGATCCCTCGTCTTGCAGGGCTTGAATTGGACGATCATACAATATTTCTATATTTCTTCTTTTCTTTTCTATAGATTTTTCAATACCGTCAATTTCTTTTTCTATATCATCAACAACCTTTTCAGCATTTTTAACTGCAGCCTCTCCCTGTTGAATAGAGCCTCTGTATCTAATATCGATAACTTTTTCTTGTAAATCAAGAATTTCTTCTGGATCTGTAATGTAAGACTCTTGTTTTGCTCTTTGTTTTTGAAGTTTTAATAATTCTTTAAGTTGTGCTACTAATTGTTTTTGACTTTTTGTTGTTTTTGCATTTACAATCATTTCTGCCAAAGCAGCATTATTTGACAATTCTGTTGCGGCTTTATAATCAAATTTTAATTTAATTAATTTATTAAATGCTTGTATTTGTTGTTTTTGTGAATTAATCATTTTTTCTAATTCATTTTTTTCTTTTGTTGTTGTTGTTGTTGTTGTTGTAGTAGTTGAGCCAGATATTTGTTTTTTTGTTTTTTCTTTAATTTCTAATAATTCGTCTAGTCTTTTTTGTGCACCTTGAGCAATGTATGGTATATTAGAAACTAAACCGTTTAAAATATCTTGTGCAACAGAAGCATCAATTAAAGCGGCTCGTAATAATTTAACTTTTGTATTATAATCTGTAATGTTTTTTGTTGATTTTGCAAAATTTGGATTAATATTTATCAATGCTTCATCTAAAAATTTTAATCCTACTTCTCCTTTTGGAAGAGTGTTAATTAATGTTAAAACTGAAGACTCATATTCCTTCACTTTCATGTCTGATCTAGCAAATTCGCTAGTTAGGGCAGTTAGGTTGGCAGCAGTTTCACTTACAGTTATGTTAAATAGTTTTTGTTGTTTTGTGTTTAATTCAATTTTTGATTTGCCAAATCCCGCAACAGACCCGCCTCCTCTACCAACAGTAGAAAGTTTTAAATCTGGAACCTTTTTTACACCTTTTGATAATTCCTTATTTAAAGCATCAATAGAATCTTGTGTTAATTTTTTAGCAGCAACTCTTCCTTCTTCAGTGCTAATGTCAATGTTTTTAAATTTTAATAAAACATTTGTTTTTTCTGATTGTAATGCTAATGCCTGAATAATGTCGTCTATTGTTTTTTGTGAAAATCCTTGACCACTAAGATCTAAAGAAATTGTTTGAAATGCAGCCAATGCTTCGTCTTGTGTTGCTGTTTTAAGTTGTGCAATATCTTTTTTAAATGTAGTTAAAAACTCTTCGCCTTTTCTTATTTCTTCAACCCTATTTTTTTGTTGTGCAGTAAGTTGAACTGAACTAACAGTTGCTCCAGATCCCGCTCTTGGTGTTGGAGTTTCTCCAAAAAGATTTCCTAAAGTTTTAGCCTTTTCTGATGTTATTGTCATTGCATCAGCAAGACCTTCAGTTTTTAATCTTTCTTTTTCTTTTGCAGCAGCCAATAATTTTGTAATTCCATAAAGTCCGCCAAATGCAACCGCAACTAATTTAAGTGGTCCAGGCAACATCATTAAAGACTGTGCAACAAATGCTAAGCCTCCAACTTTCATTCCTATTTCTCCTGCTTTGCCTGGAAGCATAGATGCTGCCATGGTAGCGCCACCAATTCCTGCTAATCCTCTTCCACCCATTCCTCTTATGTTTGCAAATCTACCTGAAATTTTAGGTGCTGGTGGTTCTGGTGGAATTATTTTTGGTGCTGCTTTTACTAATTTTTCTTGTTGTCTTCTGTAAGATTTTTGTATAGCATCTACTGTTGTTGTTCCATATAATTGTGCTTGTGATTGTGCTGCTTTTATAGCGGCTGTAGACAAATTACTTCCTGACTGTGCTACATTTCTTTGTCTACTATTCATTCCTTGTTCAAGCCCACGAGCAATGTCTTGGCCTATTAGAATTGTTTTTTTAGATGGAGACGCAGCGGCAGCACCTTGTTTTACACCAGTTACAGTAGACATAGATAACTGTTGTCCTTGATTAAAACCTTGTTTTTGTAATTGTGACAATAAAGTTTGTGACTTGTAAGAGGTCATTCCTTGCTCATATCCAAATGCAAGCATTTGACTTTTTCTAGATAAACCTATTCTCTGTCCACGTTCTCCTCGATTAATTTCTCCACCAAATGCACCTATTGTCGTTATTTGTTTTTGTATTTTTGGTATGGATTGTCTAAATGCTTGAGTTGTTGCCTGTGTCATCGTTTTTTGTAAAGCATTTTCTACAGCATTATAAAATTCTGGTTCTGAAACAGCCTTTGAACCTGCCAAAGATAGTTGTTGTCCTATATTTTTACCAAATAAAATTACATCTTGCTTTACTGCTGGGTCAGATGCTGCTGAAGGTAAAAGACTTGTTATACTCTTGTATATTCTTGATGTAGCCAATTCTGCATTTTGTTGAAAAAATTGTCCGCTTTCTGTTCCAGACATTTGTCCTTTGTTTAGTTTTTCAGGAGCAATAAATCCAAAATTAGTAAATGCTTTTACTCTTGTTGCTTGTGCAAGGCTTCTACTTATTGATGATGAAACAGCAGAGGCTAATTGTTGAATTTCTTGTTTATCAAGATTTCTACCAGCCGCTCCATGAGAAAAAACCATACCCATAGAATTAGAAGCATTTTTTCCAATTTCAAATCCAGGAATATTGTCTGCAATTATTCCTTGAATTAATGGTGCATATTTTTCTACAAACTTTGCTGGAATAACCGCTTCTCCTGGAGACAGCATTGCTGGAACTATATCTCCTGCGCCCTTTGGTCCTGGTACTGAAACAATACCACTTGCTAATTTTCTACCGCCTCTTGGTGGCATCATCATTCCAGGATTATTAAATGCAAAGTTTCTTGCTGCTATGTTAGCAGATTGATATGCGGCAATTAATCTTCTAAGCGCTTCTCTTTCTACATTAAATGTTTGAGTTAATTTGGCATGTGTTTGATCTAATGAATGTGCGGCTGCTGCGGCTTCTAATTGTTCTGAGTTTAAATATTTTGTTTGTTCTCCAAGAACCTTAGATTGTCCAGTAAGCCGCAAAAATCCTTGACGTAATATTAATGCACCTTTTAATGTGTTTGCCAAACCATTAGCCAACAAACCAAATGTCATTAAAAAGATAGGTCCTACTGCTCCTATACCTACTGTTAGTAGGGTTATTAATTTTTTTGTACCGTCTGAAAGATTGCCAAACCTTTCTAATACTTTGCCAACAAACTCTACAATCGGAGTTGCTGCTTCTAAAAATGATTTACCAACTGGAACAAGAGCAAGTTTAAGATCTTCTACACTCTTTCTAAATTTATTCATAGATGAATCTGCGGTCATGCCTAACTCTTGTTCAGATAGTGCAGAAAGTTCTTCTACAGATGCGTTTGCTAAATCAAGAACACGAGAGGCCTGATTTCCATCTTTAGCAACGTTAGCAAATAATGTTGACAGACGAGCGAATTGAAACTTACCAAACATTTGTTCAATTGCTCTGGCTCGTGAAAGTGGATCTAATCTGTTAAGAGCATTAGCAAACTCAATTACTGTTGCTTTCAAATTTCCCTTATTTTTTTCAATAATTGCAGTAGCATTAATTCCAAAACTTTTAAGCATGTCTGATGCTTTGTTAGTTGGATTAATTAATGCTCCAAGACCTGATTTTAAAGCATTGGCACCTTCTGATGCATTAATACCGCCTTCTTTCATTGCTGCAATAAAAAATGTTAAATCTTTTACATCTCCGCCAAGTTGTTGAACAACGGGGGCAACTTTAGGAATAGCAGTAGTGATGTCATCTAAAGATACGACAGTTTGGTTTTCTACTGCGTTTAAAAAGTTAATTGAATCTGCAAGTTTATCAGATGACATTCCAAAAGCATTTTGTAATGAAATAGTTGTTTCAAGTGCTTTTTGACTATCAATTTGACCCAAAATAGAAAGTCTAGTTGCTTCTGTAGTTTGACGTTGTAAATCTAATCCTTGGAAACCTGCCGCTGCAGCCTCTGCTGCTAAACCAACAGTAGTAGAAACTGCCACACCATATTTTGTAAATTGTTTTCCAAGTTCTGTTATATTTTCTAATGCTGCCTGTGTTTCAGACTGCGGTGTAAATAAATCTCCATAAACTTTTCTAAATTTAATAGTTTGCGCTTCCATTTCCATGAAAGTTTTTGCAGCGGTAGACGCAACTATTGAGAGCGGTATCGTAAAACCAACCATTAATTGACGACCAGCCCATTGTGTATTTTTACCAAAATTTAATAGATTGGTTGTACCTTGTTTCATTAATTGATTAAATAGTGCTTGTTTCTGTGCTGCTATGGCTGTTTTGACACCATAGTCTTGCATATTAAGAGCGGTAGGTCTAACAGCAATTGCTTCCATTGCCCCGCTAGCATTACGACCTAATTTTATGTATTGTGTTTGTAAGGTCTTAACACGCTCTTCTGCTACCTTGCCAATTGTGTCGAATTCTGTTTTAAATAATCTACCAAATGTTTTTGTAGAGGCACCAGCATAGCGGAAGTACTCCCGCATTCCAAATTTATTTTTTTCTAAAGAATTGGTGAAAGTTTCTGCACTAGTTCTTACAGTACGAAGTTCTGCAGAAAAAGCGCCAATAGAGTTAATACTATTAATTAAGTTTTTCTGCAGAGACTTCTGGGCAAGCGCTGCTGACTCGCTGGACCTAGCAATTGAAGCATGAAACTGAGATATTTGTCTTTGTAAAGACTTTAATTGTGCTAATGCTTGCGACGTATCTATATTTACGCCAATATTAGCATTAACATCAGCCATGAATTACACCTTCTTTAATATGTATTTATCCTTGTGCGTTAAGAATGTCAGTAACAGATGACAGATTAATGCCAGATGCTGCTTCAACAATCTTATACACAGTTGGAAGATCTAATAAATCTTCTAGTTTTTGAATGTCTTTTGCCAATTCTGGCTTATATTGCTCCATAGCAATTTGTACACATTCAACAAGAAGAGTCATTGATTTCTCATTATCTTCTGCAACCTTAGCCACCCCTTCAAACTTCTTCATAAACGGACGAAGAAGAGAGATTTTTAAAGGGCGAACTGTAATTTTTGTGCCATCAATGAGAGTAAGTTCTTGAGCCTCATATGTGGTTGTCGCCATTTTTTCCTCCTATAGGTTATGTTAATTATAGCATAAAACGTTTATTTTTAATTTTTTATTAAATTAGGATCACGCAAATCATCATAATCAATTCCCATGCCTATGCCAAACCCTGCTTTCTCAGCATTAGGACCCTGAAGAGCCAAAATATCATTTCCATCTTTTGTTTTACCACCACTAAAGACTCTGGCTTTCATGTCTTCCCATTCTTGTTGACCTTTTTTGTTATTGCTATTTTTATCTAAATCTACCCCTTGAATTGCAGCCAAAAATTTTTTCTCTTCATAATCTAATTCTCTTTTACTGGAAAGAGTAGCCAATAATTCTGTTATAGATAAAGACTCTTCTAGTTCTTGATAATCTTTCCAAATACCCAACAAAAATACCTCAGATTCTAGTTTGGCTAAATCTAAAGTATCCCAAGTAGATCCACTTTCAGTTGCCTGATCTTTAACTGGTTGTTCAGATTTTTTGTTAATTTTTATACCTGCAGCAATATTTAATATTTTATATATAGTTGGCATGTCTACATTGTCTTCAATATCTTTTATATCTTTTGATATTTTTGGATAAAACTGTTTCATACAAATTTTAACGCATTCTACTAAAACTAATATTGCCTCATCGTCATTTTTAGTAGTATAAATTGCCTGAAAAACATTCATAAACTGTCTTAAATATTTTATTTTTAATGGTATTATATCTATTTCAGTACCATCAAATAATTGTATTGTTTCAATTTTATATATTTCTGTAGCCATTTTAACTATTCTATCATATGCAAAAGACCCACTCCCTTGTTAGGGAATGGGTCATTTTAATCTTGATTAAAGATTATGATGCGGTATGAGTACGATCTACGATCTTACCGTATGCACCAGAAACGTCTTCTGGAAGTAGACGGAATGAAACTTCAAACATTGAAGGTTCATCACGCTTTGCCGATACTGTTACGTTTTCAATTGAAAGCGCACGATATCCGACATAAACACGTTCTACGTTATCAGAATTAGTACAATCACCAGTTCCTGGTCCTACTGCCAAAATTGCTCGTTCTACTGGACACTCACCTAGTTCACCTGCTGAAAGATTCAGACGGCGTCCTGCGGAAGTTGACTTTGTACCAGTAAGTTCTGCGGATGGCATTGCAAGAGCGATAAGAAGGTTTTCAAGTGTTGCCTCAGCAAATGCTGTTGCAACGTTTACCTGCATACCTTGTTTGTATAATTTTGCAACGTCAAGTACTTGATCAACTGCAACTTCACCAAAGTCTGGTTGGAATTGCATTTCAAGACCATTCATTGTATATCCAACGTTATCAAAATCAGGGTCTGCTGACAAGGTTGACCTGTAAGACTCTGTTGATACAAAAGGATAGTCTGTAAATACATCACCATCTAAAGTTGTGTCGCAAACGAAAAACGCTGCAGCACCAACTATAATATTAGTTGACGTACCACGGGTATATGCTGGCATTTATTTTCACCTCTTTTTCTTTTTATTGACAAATAGGCGTGTTTCCTCAATTGCAATTATAACATCGTTTTTAAGTATATGGATATTGTGCTGATTCCCCAGAGGTATGATAATCATATTCAATAATAATCTTATTTAAGAAAAGGGTCCTAGCAGAGGCTAATTCAGCCACATCTCTGCTTTCATCTACTTGATATACCCTAATATTGTGAAAATACACTCTGGCTGGGTTATCTTCAGTTGCATTTTGAGCACTGTAATTATTTACATCTTCGGCTGCCGCATCTTCTCTATCTAAAGAGGCGCTTATTATTCTTACAGCATCAATTAATTTACCCACATCAGAAGAGTATATAAAATAAATTAACTGTTCTCTTTTGTGACGATAAAACGGGGTAGGCCTAAATCTCATCATTCTGTCGTAAACAATTAATATAGGAGATTCTACTTGTTGAATTGAAACGGTATCGTTATATAAATCTTCTATGTTTGTTGGATACTGTGCTGGAACCATAGGATTAAATCCTGCTTGATTAGGTGTTGAAGGACCAGAGGCTATTAGCCCAAATATTGATAACTGCTCATTAACATAGTTATTAATAAAAGTTGGAGCAAATCCAGTATCTTTAAGATTTGGAGTATATGTCATTTAATACCTACCCTTGCATTTGCTATCCAACTAAAACCAGTGCTTACGCCTTTTGCCCTACCAGTTTTTGCTCCAGCAGCAATATTTTTCTTAAATATTGTAGGTTTACTTATATAATCATATAAACCAGAAGCACGAATAAAAGACTGTTTAAAATATTTTAACATAAACTCATCAAACACATCTTCGTAAGAACCTCTAACTTCATTGCCACCAGGATTTCTTACAACGACAGGTTTTTTAGTATATATTGTTTCTCCGCCAGATTCAAACCTTAAGACTCCACCACTTTTTGGTTTAATAACAACAGTCTTTCCTTGTTCCATAATTTTTGCTTTGTCATAAAAGGGAGCCGTTGCATCTGCAGATACTGTTTTAGATTGTCTAAAATTAGAAAATAATGACAAACCACTTTTATTAACAACATAGTCAATATCAAATAACCTAGCAGATGGACTTCCAGTTCTGTACCATTCATACACATGGTGTAGTGCTTGAGGGTTTGCTTTAGCATTTACATCTATGTATTGTCCTAGGGCTTTTATAACTCCCTTGCCAAGATTATTTAAGAATACTGTTTTTCCTTTTTCTACTCCATCTAAAAAACCATAAGAATATTTAAGAATATTATCCATTGTCATAGCAAATTTTTTAGTGTTTGTTCTTGCTATCATTAGTCACCCACAGTCTGATTTTCAGCCCTGCGTAAAATCATTTTGTAATATTCTGTGCTTCTTAAAGCACCAACAAAAGGCTCTACAGTTGCAACCTCATAAATTGTTCCACGACCTGCCCTCACTCCAGCAGTTTCTATATAAACTAAATCATCATTAGAGTGTCTAAGATTGGCAATTAAAATATTGGTAATAGCATTTTTTTCTTTTTGAGAGGATATTCTAGGATCGTTTTTAGTTCTTGCTAATAATTTGTTTTGTAGTTGCAAAAACGAATCTGCTTTAACATTTTCTGTGTTGCCCGTTCCAACTGACTCTGCATTACAGGCTATAGTTTTGTCAAATACCCAGTTTTTTTTAGGCTGACCATAATCTCCTTGAGAAATAATTGGATAATAAACGTCTGCTTTGAACGGGTATGTAAAATCAGTGCTTTCACATAAAGCCATTATAAAACTCCAGGACGAGTTATTGTTTTAACGTATTTTTTTAGTATCTTATCTACTAGCAAATTACCAGTGCCACTAAAAATATTTTTATCATATTTAAAATTAAATTGATCAGTTCTATAAGACTCTATGTATCGCTTGTAATAATCTAGTTTGCCACATCTTATGTCATCAATAAGCATATTGGTTGCGTCTTTAATATCATTAGGTACTACCTTATACCCTGTTTCAAGATAGAACATATAGTCTACGCCTTCTGGAAAACTAACTCCGCCTTGAAAGGTTTGAATGTTAGCACTGTCTGCGGTATCAAACCAAGAAAACGAATCTGATGCTGCAATTGCCATTCTTGCTGGTTTTCTTTCTGCTCTGTTCCATTTATCTACACCTGAAGATGGATCTTTTACAATACCGCTTTTATCTTTTGTAATACTATAATCATAACTATCTAACGCTGGCTCTTCTTCGCTAGAATCCCAAACCAACTCAGCATTTTCATATGCTTTAAGAACCTTATATCCTCTTTTCCAAATTGGAATGTAGTCAGTGCCTTGACCAACTACCTGGAGCCATTCTGTTGTAAAATAAAATCCATCTGGAACATAAGAATCAATTATTTGTCTTGCTAGTTTTTCTTGCTCTGTGTACTCTGCTATTTCCGTAGCGGTAGTTGCAAGGTCATTTGGATCAACATATGGTCTAAGTATTTCTAAATTATCTTCAACTACAATATCTCCACGACTAGATCCATTTTTTTCATATATGGTTACAGCGTAATAATCATCGTAATTAGAAAAAGAATCAGCCAAGGTGCGTGTTACTAGGGCACTAGCGTTTGCTGTGACTGTCACATCCAATATTTCTTCATATCTATCATTGTTTGATATTACAAGAAAATATGATGTACTTGCTGTTGGAACAGTATATTCAATGCTAAGCGGATATGGGGGAAGTCTTAAAATTTCCATTATTCTATGCCATAATATCTTGCTAACTCGTGAGGAGTTGCTAATCTAACACCTTTACGAGTTAGCCACCAATTGGCTGCCTCCTTATTGACTATATTATATCCGTTTTTCAAAATACCAAATTCTTTATTTATACTATGTTTGCTATTATCTGAAAATAATGCAACTTTTTCTGAATTTTGTGTTTTGGCTATTTTCACAACCTCTTTACCCTCTAGTATTTTAAGCATTTGTTCTCTTGTTTTTGCATCTTTTAAATCAATATCATTGTTTTTAGCAAATGATTTTATTTCAAATACACTTTTTGTTTTTAAATTTTCTACATCTAACATATTTTCCTCCACTGTCATTATATCAGAAATACTAAAAGAGAGCGGTTTTTACGCCGCCCTCTTTTAATTTTGTTGCTTATATTTTATGAGTCTGCGCTATCTGCGTCAACATATGCGACTGCATCTAACTCTTCCCATGCTAGACCAAAGCGAACAAATACTGTATATTCTACAGTGTCTTTCTTTGGCTTATATTCACGATTTACTGTGATATCTCTCTGGAAGCCCCATACAC